AGTGGGTCTCTCAACTTCGACTGCTTCCATAGCAATCTCCAAGGTACTGTTTAGAATTGCCTGTGTTGCTGTGGCCTCTCGGGTCAGATTGGCTATGAAATGGGACACAGCTTCTACTTTTGCAAGGATCATCAGACACATCTCATCTCCAGTGTGCTGTCCACTATTTGCTCTGGGGATTTTAGGATCTGTTGGGTCCACTCCGAATATGGATCCAACTTGAAGTAACCCCTTAACTTGAGAATCTAGAGCGCTGTCCACCTGACACAGAAGCGTAGATCTGTTGGTAGCCACAGTCTTCCACTCATTTCCCACAATAGTTTGATGAGACAATTTCACAAGAACATCCTGGAGTCTTTGCTTGTAGTGATGAGAAGACATTTTGAAAGTTAGCCAAGAGTACTATCTTTTATTTCTCATGGTTTTCTTAAATATTGTGTCGGAGACCAGAGATCTCGAATCCCAGAGAGCGAAGCTAGAATCACCTTCCGCCAAACCAAGCAATCCTCCTTCTTAACATACAGTCACTTAAACGGAAGGCTCATCAGTCTCTTCTTCTTCGCCGAAGTAATCCATGAGCTCCTTCTCAGCCTTCTGGGTTGTGAGGTTCCGAATGTTCTCACGTCGCTCCTTTTCATCCAAGAAAGCATTCACAATCGGATTGAATGCATTGTTGGTGTAAAAGTCCGAGAGAGTAGAGGACGTCTCAGTTAGTACAGCTGTTGCACAAGCGATGAGAGGCTCCATCTCTTTCCGAGGGAACAGGGAGGCTTTATCTCCGTAGATCAGTTTCATGAACGGAAGCAGTTTTGGATCCAGCTTTTTCGCTTCCTCAACACTGTTCAAGAATACTCCCACGGAGGCTCTGAGGGAAGGGACATCTATAGCCCAAGGATAAGCAGTCAAGAAGCTAGAGGATATAGCAGCATGAGCAAATCCGCTAAAACGTAGGAGATGCATGCTCGTCCAGATGATCTCCTGCATTCCATCTGCCTCAGCTGAGGAGTACTCAGCATATTCCATGAACACAATGGCTTTAAGCTGACCCATCTCTGACCAAGCGTTGTTCAATGCAATATGGGCCTCATCACTGAGCCGAGCTCCTCCGTCTAGGATAGAGATCGAGTCTCCCAGGTGAGCCTTGTTGCGGAGAGCCTTTGGTCTTGCAACCGTGATCTGAGATCTATCCTCGACTTTGACCTGTTTTCCAGCCAAGAAGAGGACAACCGAGTAATGACAGATGATAGCTTTGTTGACCCATTCACCTGCTGTCTCTGCATAGTCGATAGTCTCGTGCATCTTCGGAAGAAGAGGGAGATCATTCAGGGAGGCAACTGCAAGAGTTGCAGCTGTGATCTGGTTGCGGTCCCCAGAGTCAAATGAAGCGTCTAGTGCTTCCATAGATCTTGCTATAGAAGTGAGAGCGACAGGAGAGATCGGGGTCTTGACAAAAGTTGCCGGGGGAAAAGTCCTGGCAAGACCTGGAGATACCATGCCGACATAGGTGACAATCCATGTCTTCCAGTTTGCAAGACGGACACTCTTGCTAGTTCCACAGAACACAAGATACATCGAGAGGAGACGTAAATTATCGGCACTAATCCCATCCGGGGGAGAGTAATACACAATCTTCTCAGCAAACGCCGTGGCGTTGAGGCTCTTCTTCCC